ATGGTACAGTAGAACTCATCAGTCCATGTGAACAAATAGAAGTTGGTAAAAATGCACATTTTTATTATGAAACGTCTATATCAACACGCGATTTTACAGTTTTAGAAATTTTGAGTCCTACGCGGTTTAAAGTAGAAGTAGATTCTATCGATAAAGAATGGATAGGACAGGCCAAACTTGTCGGAAAAGAAGTAGACGATTTCCATGGAATAGACAAAGATGCCATATTTACAGTTGCCACAGCAGCATTACAGGAAGTGGATCGTCAGCTCCAAACCACAAAAGAAGAACTCCAAACCGAAAAGAAAAAAACCGCGACGATGGAACTATTAGTCGCATCGCTCCTCAAGCGTGTCGGGGATCTCGAAAATCTAGTGATTTAAAGAAAAAGCGCTTTCGTAAAGTACAAAATGTCTTGCATCGCCACTCTCAGGCCCGTCATTACCACCCCCATTCGATCCAGGAACAGGGTTAAGTCCCGCACCGTAGTACGCGCGACCAATGAGAGTTCTCGTTTCACAAAGATCGATCGTCCTAACGATTTTCTAGCGGTCGCGGAGCGTGTTAACGGTCGCGCGGCCATGATTGGCTTCACCTCCGCGGTGGTCGATGAGATCATGACTGGTAACCCTATCAGCGCACAGTTCCATGATAACATCGGACTCTCCATCGCCGTCGCATCCTTGGTTTTCCTCGGTACGGCCGCTAACCCAGAGGATGAGGGATACGTCCAGGGACCATGGAAGCCCGAGACCGAACTCGTGAACGGTCGACTCGCGATGATCGGAATTCTATCACTTCTACTCACCGAGTCTCTTCATCCACAGGTCCCCTTATTTTAATGCTTAAAAAAATAAAACCGTAGTATAATATAAAACATGTCAGGTGGAATTGCGCAATTAGTGGCAATTGGAGCCCAGGATGCCCATATCGTTGGCCGACCCGAGGTCTCATTTTTCCGTTCTACATACAAACGTCATACAAATTTTGCTCAGACCGTCGAGAAGCAGGTTATCCAGGGTAACCCCGTCGCGAACGGTATGTCCACTGTCCGTTTCGAGCGCAAGGGAGACCTTCTCGGTTACGTGTACATCACCAACCGCAACACACCCGGTCTCCGCGATCCCACGGGTTGGGAGACTGAAATCGCCAAGGTTGAGCTCTTAGTGGGAGGTCAAGTTATTGACACACATGATTCCGTCTTTTCCCAGCGTCTCGCCCCCCTTCTTCTCGGTCAGACGTACTCTAAGTCCCATAAGGCTTTGAACAACGGAACCGGTACTACCAAGATTTACCCTTTACGATTCTCTTTCTGTGAGAACGCACAGTCTGCCCTTCCTTTAGTGGCCTTGCAATATCACGATGTGGAGCTTCGAATCACGTGGGGTACTAGTCTCGCCAGTGATGCGTACGAGGTTCACGCTCAGTTCATCTACCTTGACACTGATGAACGTACCACTCTCGCGTCGACCCCTCAGAACATGCTCATCACTCAAACGCAGAAGGCTATTAAGTCTGAATCCGCTGTCCAGGAGCTTTCGTTCAACCACCCCATCAAGTTCCTCTGCTCGTACCGCACCGATGCCGCGGATTTCGTCGGTACCGCCGAAGCTAAGACGAAGCTTCAGATCAACGGTACCGATGTTGGTGATTCCAAGCTCGCGAACCCGCATTACACCTCCGGTTCTCTCTACTATCACACACCGTTTGCCGATTTCAACGGCAATCTTGACAATCATTTCCTCTACCCTTTCTGCCTGGACACCGCCAAGCTCCAACCTACCGGCGAGTTGAACTTTTCCCGTGTTGACTCGGCTCGTCTCGTGACGGATAAAGGTACCTTCAAGTCTGACATTTACGCGGTCGGTTACAATATCATGCGTATAGAGCAAGGTATGGGCGGATTAATGTATTCCAACTAAATTCCCGTATAATATTAAATGTGGGTATTCCTTTTTCTCATAATTTTCGTTTTTATGATCACCTACGATCCTAAATCCGGAACACTTAATAAATATATTCCAGTCGATAATGCTCCGTGCAAGGATGCACATTATCAGGAGATCCAATTTGGACAACACGGATACCCGTGTCCAGAAGGTGAAAGCTCTAAAATGGGCGCCATTGTATCTACTTAAAAACAAAACACATTCTTAAATCACACATGTTGTTCGGTCTCGACCGTGATACGGCGATCATTACTGCCGTCGTTATTTGCGTTGTCGCAACGGCTTATTTATACAGGGAACTCAAGAAATCCAGAGAAGAAATTGATCAGGTTAAGAGTTTCATCGAGCGTGAAGTTGAAGAGTCGCAGGCGTACATGAACGCCGCGGCCGCCTCGAGTATGATGCCTCCACCAGAGACACCCGCTCAAAAGATCGAGGTCATAGAGGAGGAACCATCTATGGTTCCCGAAAAGCGCATTACGCGTTCAAGTGAGATGATTCAGCCCCAATAATCTTATCAGGTGATTATAGAGGCTAATGTGCAATGAAAAAACATAAAGCTATTGCGATTCCTGTTACGTTTGCTGGCGAAACCCCCCGGTTTCTAACGGTGAGAGATAAAAGATTTAAAGAGTGGATTTTTGTCACGGGTGGATGCAGGCGGCGGGAAATATTCTGCCCTTTACGATGTGCACTAAGAGAATTAGAAGAAGAGACGAGAGGAGTCGTTTCGCTAAAAAATGGCGAGTATACGAGTTATTCGTTTAACGTTAAAGAGGAGCCCGATGTAGAGCTAGAATACACGGTGTTCGTATTCTTCGTCGACTATCCTAAAGCGGAACAACTCGAACTCGTTCGCCGCTTTAATGAAGAGAAATACAAAATGCATACAAAAAAGATACATATGAAACGTACATACGATGAAAATGATTTTATGAGTTTTGACACTTTAGGAGAATTTAACCAGCGTAGACGTTGGGAACGAATAGTGACAAACGTGTTAGAAAATCCAGAGTTTTATGCATGCGTGACTTCTCTTAATAGAAAAACCTTCTCTATAAAATAATGAAGTCGAAGAACTACATCCTTCAGCAAATCAAAGAAGTACTCATAGATAGGAAGGCTTACAGTGAAAGTAGGGCTGATAAATATCTCGAAGAAGTCAAGGATAAGACGGTATACGAACTCATGGTCTTAAAGAAAGAATTGAATATGGAGAAAGAAGAGTTGAGGGATGTTTCTTGGAGAAGTTCCGTCTGGCATGAAGAAGAGTATTAAAAAAGTAAGTATATAATCAAGTAAGTATGTTTAGATCTTGGTGTCAAAAACAAGGGTTTACCTTTAAGGAGGGCTCCAATCTATCACATGTGCTCATGGACGGTGGTCGTCTATCTGTTCCTTTTGATAGGTTGAATGATTTTTACGTTATGTACGTAAAATGTATAACGGAAGGTGAAAAGTTATTTGTCGTCGAACAAAAAACGGATACGTTTAATTTTTTCGTGGATCTGGATTACAAGGACACCGAACAATTATCCTTCGAAAGGTTGGAAGAATATGTTCGAACGATTTGTGACCGAGTGACGCATTATGGTGGAAAAGATGTACTCATATCTGTAGCTGAACCTAAACCTTCACGAGATAAAATCAAGCACGGAATTCATATGAACTGGCCCAATTTCGTAGTTGATCACGGATCGGCCATGGCTCTTCATTCACATATCTCATCGTCTTTGTCTTTACTGTTTCCCGGAAAACCGTGGGACGATATAGTAGATACCGCTGTGTATGGCGGTGGGAGACGTAATGTAAAGGGGAGTGGGTTTCGTATGCCGTGGTCTCATAAAAAGGCTAAACACGATGCATGCGAAGGGCGTGGATGTGCGTCATGTGATAAAGGCAAGATAATCGAAGGCGAATATAGACCCGTCTTCATGTACTCACACGAAAATTCTTCGCTCTCTCATATCCATGATCAAAAGCCGAGTCTAGAGATTATGCAAATGGCAACTCTTCGATCAGAAATCACGACACCCATTATTGTACAGGGCTCGACGCGTATGGAAGGTGGTTTTACCTTACGCGAAACGAAGAATGTCTTCTCAGATGAAAAGATCATACAAGATATTGAAGCGTTCGTACAAAAAAACTTACAGGGTCAGGAAACGGCGCAAATAACGAAAGTGTACGAAGATAAGAATAATTACCTCGTATCTACCAACTCTAAATACTGTGAAAATATGCAGAGATCACATGCATCGAATCATGTATGGTTTAGAATCGATGGTCATACGATCGCACAAAGATGTTTTTGTACGTGTGAAACTATGCGAGGTAGACGGTTCGGGTTTTGTAAAGATTTTTACGGACGGAAACACCGTTTACCAGACACAATTTTTAGAGAATTGTATAAAGATGGATACAAAGCATCATTATACGATACACCACAGTTAACGTGTCAGGTTTGTCCCGAAGTAAAGAAAGAGGATACAGTAAAAGGCGTCAACATGTTACAAACCTTCATCAATAAAAATATGACGAATATACCCCTGACTGTAAAGAGTGTAACGAAAAAATCAAAATTTCAGCGTATAGTCTACACGGATTTAAAGTGTACGAAGTGTAATTCTACGGATACGCAGTTCAAAATCACAAAGAATAGGATCACACAGACCTGTTCGTGCAGGAATAGAGAATACATCATAACGGATAATATACTATCTGCATTAGCGTAATAAAGTCATTTAAAAGAAACTTGCATGTTAATTATACATGACGCCAGCTAAGCCTGTTTCAACGCGATCCGGGCGGGTTTCCAGGCAGCCTAAACGGTTAGAGCCCACGGAAAATGTGTGCGACGACGATTATTCCGACGATGAATACGACACGGATTATAACTCCGGTGAAGAAGATCTTTGTGAAACGGAGACTGATACCGAGGATGACGGTTCGGACAGTGAAGCAGATGAGAACGGTAATCTAAAAGGATTCATTGATGATGATGAAGAATCTGTTGAGGAATATCAGGCTTAAAAAAATAGACATATTAATTATCATATGGAAACGGAATTAGGAAATCCCATAGAGTACAGCCCGCAGCTTATCGACGATAAACAGGCGGACGAACCCATCCAGGAGCAGACAGACCAACAGTTCTACATGCAACCCCCTCCACCGCCTTTTATGTATCCACCTCAACACATGTCAGATGGCCCGAGAGTTCCAGATTTTCTAAATTCTCTGGATAAGGCTGCATACATAGTTATATTTGTAGCCTTTATTTTAGGTTTCTTCATGGGTAAGACTATGCAACCAGTTATCCTTCGCCCCGGGTGAGGCGGGTAAGAAGTCCTTTACTGATATGCTTTCGTCTTCTAAAAGTTTTTCCGATCTTCTAGTAATTGCTGGTCTAATTACACCATCAGTAACTACTTGAGAAGCCATCGACATTTCATCATCTAATGCACTTATACGCGTTATCCTAAAATTTTTGGGGTGACCAAAACCAACGTATCCGACCTCACGTGGTTCTGCATTCTTATCATTTTCAGCCTGGTCTGCGAGAGCTTTTTCGACGCGCTCTTTATAGTCTGTTGCCATCGTATTATTAAGAAGGTATATTTTTTTTAATAATATGATCACAATATGTTTTTAATTTTTTATTTTTT